TGCGTTCTTGAGTATTGCTAAATCTGTGACACCACCTGCTGAAGTTTTCCTTTGTTTTGATGCAGGGTCTGGATATATAAATATATGCTTGTCCTTAAATCTGTTTTTGATTTCTTGAACCATTTCGTCAGTATTACTGCTGTAGATAACGATTTCGTCATATACATAAATATTATTTCCTTTTAACTCAGAGATAACTGCTGACATTGGGTCAATGTTAAAGTCCATGCCTATATGGATTTCACTTGTTTCTGGCTTGTAGTAATCTATGACGTTTTCTTTCCTATCAAAGTTATAATAAATTTGCCCTGCATAATTAACAAATGATGCCATATATTCTTGATTAAATGTTCTTTCATCTAAGTCTTGTTTGGCTTGTTGTACTTCTGAAGCTGATACCTGTCCGCCATCTAATGTAGTAAATTGAAATGACTTCCATTGTTCATCCTCATTCTCTTTTGTAAATAGATTATAACTCCAATTACCATAACCTCTGGGTGTACCACAAAATAATGCTGAACCATTCTTATCAGATAAAGTTGGTCGCAATACCTCATACCATGCGTGTTCTTTCACATCAGCAAATTCATCCATAACAAGAAAATCTAATCCTACACCTCTCAAACTATTTTCATTATCTGCACCTCTTAGAGATATTTCACTGCCATTTCTTAATGTTAATCGTAAATCACTATGGTTCAGTTTTTTTAACCATTTATGTTTAGTCATCCTGTCCACTAAATCATTCCAAACAATGTCTTTAGCCATACGATAAGTGGGTGCTACATACCAAACTTTCTTTTTAGGATATCTGCTAAATTTAGCTAATTCTTGAATACATAAGAATGTCTTACCAAATCGTCTGCCAGTAATTAATACTCTAAATCTTTTATCACAATCTAAGATTTCTTTTTGCGGTTTAGATAAAGGCATTACACCTCATTACCCCAAACATCCCATCCTTGTATTTTCTTTCTAGCAAACAATTCTATTCTTGGTAAATCACCACATAAATTAACTATTCTTTCTCTAGTGCAATCTGGTTTTCTTGAATGTTCCCTTCTTGGTTCTTGTATAATTTGTTTAACATTTTTTGCTTCCCTCCAATAATTACCCTTTAATCCTATTAAACAAAATTCAGCATTTTGATTAGTGTAATAGCCCATTCCAGAATATGGTTTTTGTAAGTCTTTAGTCATTTTTACCCATACAAAACCGACAGTTTTAAATTTAAATCCCCAAGAGTTTATCACATCAAAACCATAATCTAATAAACTGCTAGTACACCATAAAAATAACATAGCATTTTCATCAGCTATTGATTTAACATCTATATTACAGATTTCTTCTAAAGATAATGTTGAATAATGCTTGTCTGCACCACCTGCACCATTTGGGTTTTTGAATCCACTACCATTTCTTTTATCTTTGTATGACCAAGCAGGGTCAGCATAAATTATATTGTATTTTTTATTAGGTAATGGAATCACTAATCAACTGACCATGCTAAAGGTTCATTATCTTCAGTGATGTTACCATTATCTGATTGACCCAATTCATTCTTACCTAGCCAGATAGCCATAGTTGCATTTCCACTTTCTGCAATCTTCCATTGTATCTGCCTAAGACGGAGTTTTTTCATACTTCTTCCTTTTGTCAGAAATTCGCCATAACGTCTAATAGTATTCTCGCTACATCCAAAATAATCTGCGATTTCTACATTAGTGCATCCGTATGATGCCAGTTTTTGAATATCCTCCCCTTTAAGATTATGTTCTTTTGGTCTTGCCATTTTGTTCCCTCTTTAATTGGTAGAGTGTACCTTATTTTAATTTTGTACCGCAATTAGGACAGCTTTTCTCTGTCTTTATCTTGGCTACATCATCTTCTTTATCAAATGTAAAGAAATCTTCAAGTTCTTTAGTATCAAACCCTGTCACCTCTAAATCATAGTTAATATCTAGTAAGTCAGTAAATTCTTTGTTGAGTAATGAAAAATCCCATTCACTATCTTCATTGGTTTTATTATCAGCAATACGATATGCCTTTGCTTTTTCTGGCGATAAATCAGCAATCAATACAGGGATAGATTCTAAGTTCAATAATTTAGATGCTTCATATCTTGAATGTCCTGCAATAATAACTCCTGCTCTATCTACAACAATCGGTTGTTGAAAACCAAATTCTTTTATGCTGTTCGCAACCTTTTGAATATTCTTTTTCTTTCTTGGGTTTCTATTGTAAGGCTTGATATCAGATATAGATTTTTGAAGTATATTCATATTCCACACATCCCTTCACATTCATCTAGTAATGAATATTGTCCTGTTTGTTCATCTTTTTCCCTTAAATCAACTTCATCAATAGGTTTACAATCTCTATGTAAATATAAATGTGAATTTAAAGAAGTATTATTTTGTCTTAAAATTTTATCTAATTTAATTACCTCATTCCATTCATGTTTATTTTGTTTTATATTCCTCCATTCTTCATTTGAATGAAACGGGCAAAAAGTACAAGCACTTCTTGGTGGTTTTGGATAATTATGTTTTTCCATCCATTCAACACAATGATGCCTCCTAATTCCATTCTCTACTAATGGATATTGATTTTCTACATATTTTAATTGATTGATTTTCATTCTTTGCATCTCATCATAAGAAATACCCATAACAAGTTCTACTTTAGTTCCTTTTACAACTCTTTCACCTCTTTGATATCCAAGTAATTCTCTAATTTTTTTTACTACAGGTTTTATCTTATAATCAGCGGTGCATTTTCTTTTCATCATACCTTTTTTTTTTTTTTTTTTATCAACTGTAAAAAAGGGTGCATCAAAATCTTTGTGTAATCCTTTAGAAGCTGAGATAATATCTTCTTTTAGATTACGCCATTGAACAGTATGAACAGGATAAGATAATTGTGTTTTTAAATATTCTAACCAATCATAAACTTTTTTTGGTTCTGCACCTACATCAGAAAAGATAGCACAATCAACCATAGGCACTTCACCCTTCTCAATCATTAAGGCAAGGGTGCTTGATTGAACACCTGCACCTAAAGATAATACTCTTAAATGTTTCAATGGATTGTTGGGGTTGTTGTTATTTGTAGTCCTAACATCTTCATGGCTAAACTAAGACTTTGTTCTGCTTCTTCTTTGGATAGGTAATTACCAAAATTAACATAAGCAGTAAAACTTCCGTCATCATTCTCTACAATAATATAACTTTGCGGTTGTGACATAACTGTTTTCTCATATTGATAATTCAAATGTAGTTGTTAGTCAGTAGATTGCAACCATGAATGTATATGGTGTTACTAACAAATCTGTTGAGTTTTTTCTTAACTTCTTCAAGTTTAATCCTGTTCCTAAAGGCATTGACAAGTTTGTAGAAGTAGAATTTAGAGAACATGATAGAGAATGGGCTAAAATCCATTTTATGAACCGCTATTCTCAATAGCTTTATCTAATTCTTCAATATAACTAACTGACCAAGACAGGGGTTTTATTCCTTTTTTACGCATATCCATGTCCGATTTAAATTTCCAATCTTTCATTTCCTCGTCTGTTTTTTCTTTAACAGGTGTCACTTCAAGATATATCTTTTTCCTCAAGAACCTTTCTAGTGCCTTGTAATAGTCGCCTTTTTGTCGTCTATAGGTGACATAGCTGTCGCCTACTGACAATTTCTGCTCGTCTGTCAATTTCTTCCATTGCTGAAAACTATCCCACTTTACTGACCTAGTATCTTTATAATCTAAAACATACTTTCGCCAGAAAGTATCAAATTCCTGCGTATATATATTTGATTTATGGTTATTGGTTGGTGTGTTAGTGTGTTTGTGTGTTAGTGTGTTAGCATTGCCTTCGCTATGCGTTTGCATTGCGTCTGCATTAGGTGTTGTATCCCCTTGTGGTACACCAGAGGGGTATCGAACACCCCATCTTGCTTCTGCTGATTTAACCGCCTTTTGATGTTTATCTTTAGCTTTTTCAATCTCTAAGTCACATCTCTTGTTACGGATTTTGTCTTCATCAATATAGATTTTGTCCTTGTTGATAAGTTCAGCTTTGATTTTATCTATATCTTCATAAAAAGGTCGTGTTACCTGTTCCCAAGTTACTTCATCATCAAATAGCTTATTATCTTGAACATAAATTAAATCGCATATTCTGCGATAGGCTAGTTCTGCTTTACCTGTAAGTGTAGAACAACCTGTCCACATATCGTTTGGACAGTATTGTACGAATATCATTTTCTTTGTCATAATTACCTCCGTTATAACATCTAATACATTTGTACTCACTTTTGAACTGTGAAATTTTAATAGACATGAATTTAGTATATTTCCGCCAACAGTCTATACATCTAATCAGTTCTTTTTGGCTATGAGGAATATATCCTCTAGATTTACCCATTATTTTACAAATTCAACAATAGGGATAAGTACCATTTCGGATGCATTGTCATCACCGCCATTTTTTACTTTTCCCATTCTGTAAAACTTTCTAGCCAGATATAATAATTTCTCTATTGGGATTATTATTATTCCTTCTGTGTAGGTATTAGCATCTAAAATAAATGCATAGTATTCAGCTTCACTAA